CGCTGGCGTCCTCGACGTCGCCACGACCGTGGCGTGGCCGTCGCAGGGCACCGTCACTGTCGCCGCGTCCGGGTCCACGACCGCAGTGGTCACCTATACCGGCACCGCGGCCGGGCAGCTCACTGGCTGCGCCTATGTGTCCGGGTCGCCGTCCGGCACTGTCAGCACGGGCGGTGCGGTCACGCTGACCACATCCGCAGCATCGACCGGGCCGTTCACCGCACCCCAGTCAGGCAGCGTCCTGGTCACGGTGTCGCTGGTGTACGCCGGGACGTCCAGCGACGTGTGCGCGTTCGCGCTGTGCACCCACGGCAATGCGTCGTCCATCGTCGGGTATGTCATCGCCACCGACTCGAACTCGTCGGCGAACGCGTTCCCGACGACCATGCAGTTCCTGGTCACCGGCCTGTCCGGCAGCAACAACCTGGACCTGCTGTTCGCCATTGCGGGCGGCGGCACCATCACCGTCCACGTCCTGGGTCAGACCAGCACGACGCCGACGGGGACGTCGGGTGTGCCTGCCGGGCCGATCGTCGTGACTGTTCAGGGCGTCTAGATGGCCGCGCTGCTGGCCGCGGTTCCCGGCTACGCGATACCGGGCCTGTCCGTGCCCGGCTATCCGGTGCCCGCGGTCGTCATCGTCACCATGCCGGCGACCTCGGCCGCCTCGGTCACAGCCGCCTACGGGTCGGCGGCGACCATCAGCCAGCCGGTCACCTCCACCGCAGCCGCAGTCCCGTCGGCAGGCTCCGCGGCCACCATCGGCCAGCCGGTCACCTCGGCAGCGACGGTCAGCCAGCCGGTCACGTCCTCGCCGGTGACATGACCGCGCCGCTGGGCGCCGCGCCGGGCGAGGCCATCCCCGGCCTGCTCGTCCCCGGACTGCCCGGCCCGTTCGCGCTCCCGCCGCCGCCCGCACCCGCGCCGCCGTCAGCAGGTACCCGGATTCCCGGCACCCGCGGCGTCGTCTACATGGCCATCGCCGCCGGGGCGGCCGCATCACCTGTCGCCTACGTCGAGGAATGGTCGGTCTCCGTCGCCCAGACGTGGATTGACGTCACCGGCTGCAACTCGCCGGAGAAGGAATACACCACCGGCACCCCCGAAGTGTCCGGCGACTTCTCGGGCTGGTACGACGACGCCAGCTCCCAGACTTACATTGCCGCACGGGACGGGATTCCGCGGAGCTTCTACCTGTACCCCGATCAGGTCGATGCTCCCGGTCAGTGTTTCTTCGGCCTGATCCTGCCGGATTTCGCTGTCACCGGCGGCGTCCAGGCCGCGGTCACGATGAAATGCTCATGGCGCGCTGCGGGCCCCATCGAGCTGTCCCCGTCCATTGCCGGGGTGCTCCAGGACGAGGCATACAACGACATCCTCGACGAGGCCTACGGAGTGATGAGCTGATGACCCGGATCACCGACTACACGTCACTCGCCTCAGCCGCCGCCAGTGATGTCCTGCCGATCGTTGACGTTGACGACTCGACCATGTCGCCGGCCGGGACGACGAAGAAGATCACGACAGTCAGCCTGTTCGCCCCGCTGGGCGTGCTCGGCGTGTCGGGTGACACGACCGGCGCGACGGATACTGCCGCGATCGCGGCATCACTGACCGCGACCGGCCGCGCGTACCTGCTGCCCGGCACCTGGTATCTCGCCAGCCCGATCGAAGTAGACACGAACCAGACCATCGACGCCTGCTACGGGGCGGTCATCGAGCCGGCCAGCGGCTTCACCGGCTCCTACATGGTGACGCTCGCTAACCCGGCGTCGACGACCCGCGCGACGATCCGGAACCTGTTCCTGTCGGTCTTCTGGGCCACAAACTCCAGCTCGGGGTCGATCGGCGGCGTGCAGATCGACAACACCGGCTGGACGTCGCCCGGCGGCCGGAACCAGCAGCCCGACCCGGCTCATGTGCTTCAGGGCATCCGGGTCATGCGCGCATCCGGCGACGCCTACCACTTCGACAACAACGCCCGCGAGCTGCGGGTGGAGAACTGCACCCAGTACGACACGCTCGGCTACGGGTTCTATCTCGGTGACTCCGGCGGGTCCGGGTCGGGCTGCACCGACTCGCATTTCTCCGACTGCACGTCCGGGCAGTCCGCGAGCGACGGATGGCTTGTCCTTGACGCGAACAACCACTTCACCAACTGCAAGGGCTTCGGTGCCGGGAACAACGTCCAGACCAGCACCTGGGGGACCACGCAGTACAACTGGAACCTGTCGGGGTCGCATTGCGTCAACAACGTGTGGACGTCGTGCTCCGGCCAGCAGGCCGCGCTGCACGGCTGGTACCTCAACGGCTGCTCTCAGTGCGCCATCGCCGGCTGTGACGCCGACTCCAACGGCGCCGGTTCCGGGGTCACCGGCTACGGGTTCCTCGTCAACAACGCGGTGTCGTGCACGATCACCGGCTGCGTCGGCGAGCAGTCGATCACTCCGGGCAACCAGGTGTACGGCATCGCGGTATCCGGCACGAATACCGCGACCTACATCGCGTTCAACCCGGTCAAGGGGACTGGCGGCACGTTCCACTACGTCAGCGGCTCCGGCTATGCCCTGCTCGACTTCGAGAACATCATCGACCTGTCGAACGCGAACGAGTTCCGGTTCGGGGCGCCGGAGTTCTACGAGAACTCGTCTGTTGAGACGCTGATCAACGGCGGCCACATCGTGGTTGAGACGACGAACGGCACCTACCCGGTCAGTTCGGCCAGCGCCGTGACCGGCGTCATCCTCGACGTGTGGACCCACGGGCCGGGCGCGAACATCAAGGTCGTCAACATCGGCAGTTACCCGGTCACGTTCGATGTCGCCGGGACCTCGAATGTGGCGGACGGCACGTCTGATGTCCTGCTGCCTGCGCAGGGCGCGTCGTTCGTCTGGGACGACAACACCGACCTGTGGTACCGGATGTACTAGCGCGCTGGTCAGTATGCTGGCCGGTAGCGGCGCTGCGGTCGCTTGTCCTGGCTGACGGCTGGAACGGGACGCGATGAGCAGCACTGTGTTCTTCGAAGGTGCCGCGACCTTTGCAGAGGTCGGGAACACGTTCAGCGTGTCCGGCACCCCAACCGACCCGACCGCCGTGTCCCTCGTCGTCACCGACCCCCTCTCCAACCAGACGACCTACACCTACGGCGGCGGCGGGACCATCACCCGCGTCTCCGCCGGCGTCTACAGCCTGAACGTGTCCTGCACCAGCGACGGCCTCTGGTCCTACGTGTGGATCGGCACCGGCACCGCCTCCGACGTCGTCGCCGGCACCTGGTACGTCATGCCGGAAACCATCAGCGAGTTCTACACCAGCGTTGAGCAGCTGAAGTCCAGGCTCGGGATCACCGACACCGCCGACGATGACCAGTGCCAGCTCGCGGTGCAGGCCGCCGCGTCGTGGGTGAACCAGTTCACCGGCCGGTTCTTCTGGCAGACCACCGCCGGGTCGGTGCGCACGTACCGGAACCATTCGATCTACGACGTCGAGATCGACGACCTGGTGTCCATCTCGGGGCTGGCGACTGACACCACCGGCGACGGCATCTACGACACCACGTGGACCAGCGGTCAGTACCAGCTTGAGGTCACCGAGCACGAGTACAACGTGAGCAGCAAGGGCGAGCCGTGGCCGTACACGAAGATCCAGGCCCTGGGCGTGCCGGGCGGGAACTACCTGCCGTATGTGTGGGCGTGGTCGTCGCAGAACCGCGTCCAGGTAACTGGCGTGTTCGGCTGGCCGGCCGTCCCGGTCCTGGTCCGCCAGGCGTCCCTGCAACTCGCCGCCGACTACATGAAGCTGAAGGACGCACCTTTCGGCATCGTCGGCATGGCTGAGATGGGCGGCATGCGGGTCCTGGAGAACCCGACGATCGCCGGGATGCTGCGCCGGTACGTGCGGTCCAAAGTCAAGGTCGGCGTCTGATGGCCGCTCCGGAGCTGTTTGCCGTCTGGGACACCGACACGTTTCCTTGGCCACCCGACAGGGCACCGTGGCTGCTCGAGCACGGGCTGCTCGCCTTCGGGATCTACCGGGCAGAGTTCTATCTGGCCGAGACCCCGTTCGTACGCCTGTTCACCTATCACGTCAACGAGCAGGGCTTCCGTCACTTCATCGATGCGCACGTGACCGGGCCGCATGATCACGAGCAGTGCGCCGCAGCCGTCAACCCTCCCTATGACCGGGAACTCTGGGAACTGCCCCCCGGAATGGCGGCCGCCGCATGAGCAGCCCGCTCGCGATCCGCGAGGCCGTCGCCGCCTACCTCCCCACCGCCATCCCCGGGCTGCGAGCCGGCACCGACCCCGGCACCATCGCCAACCCGCCCGTCGCCCTCGTCCTGCCCGCGCAGGGCACATACATCGACTACACCGTCGCCCTCAACCCCCACCTGTACGACGTCCGCATCCGGATCGCCATCCTGATCAGCCGCGCATCGGAACGCGCCGGGTTCGAGCTCCTCGACCAGTACCTCGAGCCGTACGGGACTTCCAGTATCGTCGCGGCGATCCTGGCCAACCCGACGATGTCCGGGGCGTGTGACTACGTCGTGCCGCAGCAGGCCAGCGGGCCGGGGGCGATCAGTTTCGCGGGGATCGACTACTGGGGCGCGGAGATCATCTGCACGGTGGGCGCGGAGTGAAGAAGCCGCTGACGGCCGCGGCGGCGGCGAAGGAGAAGGCGAAGAAGCATGTGGCGGCGGAGAAGGCCGCGCGGACGCGGGCGAAGGACAAGGCTGAGCACAAGCCGGTGCATCACGTGAAGGTGAAGGTGAGTCATAAGCCGGTGGTGAAGCGGCGGAAGTGGTCGCCTGACGGTGATGTGGCGTGCTGTTCGGCGCGGGCGGTCGCGGAAGCGCTGCGGCTGGCGACGGGACGCGTCCTGAGCGACGCTGACGTGGTTTCGCTGTACTGGGCGGGTGCCAGTGACCCGGACGAGGGTCAGACGCTCTCAGACGCGCTGACGGCCGCTCGGGAGCTATTCGGAATCAGGCCATGGAGTGAGCCAGCCGTCGAGCCGGATTTCGTCATCTGGGATTGCCGTCAGGCAGCTGCGGAAGCGGTCAAGTTCGGCAGCGGAAATCTCACCGTTGAATGGCTTCAGGAAGCCCACCGGCTTGCCGAAGCTTCTCGGCTTATAACGGACGACCCGCCACAGTCGCCGGAGGAAGAAGCGCATGCGCTGATCCTAGGTCTCGGTTTGCCGTGGGGTGAGCCGCACGCCGTGACCTATGACCCCCGCGACGGCACCTGGTGGTCCTGGGGCCAGCCATACAGCCCGGCCGACTTCCCCGGCGCCGTCATCGAAGAAGCCTGGGCGGTGTCCTGGGCGCGGGGAGGTGATGCCCTATGCGCTGGCTGATTGTTCACCCAGGGCCGTTATCCGAGCTTCAGCGTTCATGACGTTTGCGCTGGATGGGTCGAAGCGCTCCGCGAGCTCGGCGAGCACGTCGCCGTGTTCAACCTCGACGACCGCCTCGCGTTCTACGATGGCGCGCTCACCGACATGGGCAAGACCGACGAGCACGGCAACCCGATGGTCCGCAAAGCCCTCACCCACGGCCAGGCCATCGAACTCGCCGCCAACGGCCTCCTGTCCGCGGCGATGCAATTCTGGCCTGACGTCGTCCTCGGGATCTCCGCGTTTTTCACCCCGCCGCGGCTCCTCGACATCATCCGCGCCCGCGGCCGCAAAGTCGTCCTCGTGGCTACAGAGTGCCCTTACCAGGACGCCGAGCAGCTGGAGCGGGCCGCGCACGCTGACCTGAACCTCGTCAACGACCCCGTCAGCCTCGACGCGTTCCGGGCCATCGGCGTCCCCGCCGAGTACGTGCCGCACGCCTACCGGCCGTCAGTGCACAGCCCCGGCCCGGCATCGTTCCAGATCGCCAGCGACCTCGCGTTCGTCGGCACGGGCTACGCCTCCCGCGTCGCGTTCTTCCAGCGCATGGGACTGGACGGCCTGGACGTGATGCTCGCCGGGAACTGGCAGCTGCTGAAGGAACTCCCTGACTCGCCGCTCCACAGATACCTGTCACACGACATTGAGGAATGCCTGGACAACGCCGACGCTGTGCCGATCTACCGGAGCGCGAAGGCCGGCATCAACTTTTATCGCCGCGAAGGGGAGTCCGCGGACGGGGTCGCGGCCGGTCCGCGTGAGATCGAGATGGCCGCGACGGGCCTCTGGTTCCTTCGCGATCCGCGGCCGGAAGGCGACGCCCTGTTCCCCATGCTGCCCGTGTTCGCCAGCCCGGAAGACGCCGGGGAGCAGCTGCGGTGGTGGCTGGCCCATGACACGCAGCGCGGGCAGGCCGCTCAGGCTGCACGTCAGGCCGTCCTGGGCCGTACATTTGCATCGAACGCAAGAATGCTGCTGCGGCTTCTTGATCGCCAGCCCGTAACGATCTAGCCGCAGGAGAACCGGACAAGATGCGCATCCACGGAAGAAACGGGATAATGTACGTGGGCATCGCTTCAGGTGCCGCCGCATCGCCCGTAGCGTTCCTATCCGACTGGTCCATCGACTTCACCGTCGACAAAGTCGACGTCACGGCCATGGGCGACACCAACAAGACCTACGTCGCCGGGCTGCCCGACGCCGCCGGTGACTTCGCCGGCTGGTACGACGACGCGACCAGCCAGACCTACATCGCTTCGCGTGACGGTGTCTCCCGGAACTTCTACCTGTACCCGAACATCACGCAGGACCCGATTCAGTACTTTTTCGGGACGATGTTCCCCGATTTCAGCGTGTCCGGCGGGGTCAGCAAGGCCGTCGATGTGAAGGGCACCTGGAAAGCCGGAAGTGTCGTACAACGATACGGTGTGGGTGGACTCAATACGTAATGTCCGATACGCACCGAGCTGCGGGTAGGGACGGTGATGGCGATGCGCGTACTGCGATGGCTGCCGCTGGCTGGCCTGTTCATCCTGGGCCTGGCGGTCTTTACCGGCGCCTGGATTCTGATCTTCGAGGTCGTCAACCACTACGGCTTCGACAGTCAGGTCACGCCGCAGTACGGCTTCAGTTCCGGTGTCGGGCCGATGATCCTGACCGCGATGCTGGGCAGCACGATCATCACCGGGATCTGGCACTCGCTGAACTGCCACAAGGAAGGCTGCTGGCGGATCAGCCGGCACAAGGTGAAGGGCAGCCCGTGGTGCAACGGCCACCACGAGGAAGCGCGGACGCAGACGACGCTTGAGGACAAGCTCGACCGGCTGATTGACCTGCTGACTGAGCAGGCCCGGAAGTGAGTCATCACCGGATCGCGCTGATCGTCATCGCCGCCGCCCTGGTCCTGGACGCCGGGCTGGGGCTGGGGTTCGCGGCCGCGGAGCATCTGCCGGCGTGGCACGGCCTGTTCTGCGGGCTGGCGAATGCGGTCACGGACGGCGGGGATGTGGCGCCGACGAACCCGGCCGGGTATGCGGTCACCGCTGCGGAGTATGTGCTGGTGGTGCCGCTCTTCGCGGCGACGTTCAGCCTGTTCACCTCGGGCCTGTCAGCGATCCACATCCGCGGCATTCACCGGCGTCTCGATGAGATGCAGCAGGCGGACGCGTCGTGACGGGGCGGCGGAAGCAGCGTGCCGCTGTCCGGGTCACGAGCCTGGCCGCGCTGAACTTCGGCGGCGGCGGCGATGTGTATCTCCGCGAGGCCACTGAGGTGATCGCGAACACGGCGCGGGGGATGGCGTCGTGGTCGCGGCAGATCCCGGCGTCGATGTCCGTGGATGTCGGCGACGACATGGCTGTGATCAGCGCGGGGGCGCCGAATGCGCGGCCGGCTGAGCTGCGGCTGAATCACCCGCTGTTCGGTGACCGGGAGCACTGGTACGGGCCGCCGGGGCGGCCGTTCCTGTCCCCGGCGGCGGAAGCCAGCAGCGATGAGGCGATGGCGAGGTACGCCGGGAAAATAGATCAGATGGCCGCGAAGGCGGGGTTCCGTTGACCTCAGCCGATGTCCAGCGTGCCCTGCGCGGGCTTGGCGGCGACGCGCACTGTCATCTCCGCGAGTTTGACGCGCAGGTTCCGGGCGACACGTTCAAGCATCTCAGGGTTCTCGTGCAGGAGCCCGATCGCGGTATTGCACTGCGTGCACGCGGCGCCGCGTATGCAGTACGGGCAGTAACTGAGCTTCGGGCAGCAGCGGTGATCATGCTCAAGGACTGCCACCTCCAGTGCGAGCGGTTCCTCGCACAGGTAGCAGCGCTCGCCTTGGGCGTGCCAGAGTTCCGCGACAATCGCGTCGCGCCGTACCTGGGCAGCCGCCTTCTGGCCATTAAGGCGCTTCTGGCGCAGCGTCTCCGCCCAGCGGTCACGATTGGCCTGGTAGGAGCGCCGGTGCTGCTCACGAACCTTCTCGGGACTCGCCTGATACCTACGCCGCTCGCGCTCCTTGTACGGCTCAGGATTTGCCTGGTAGGCGAGGCGCTGGCGCTCCTTGATGCGCTCTTTGTTCGCCTCGTAGTGACGCCGGGCGCTCTCGCGTATGCGCTCTTTGTTCGCCTCGCGGTAGCGGCGTGCGTACTCGCGCTTCTTGGCGCGGTCTTCCTCGCTGATCACGTTTCGGATTCTACCAACAATGTTCGGATTCCAGTAACAACTTTAGGAGCTGCGGGATGGCACTGATCATCACGTACGACGACACG